CGCCTCTACATCATCATTAGCCGTCATCATAATATATACTTGCTCAGTTACATACTTACCTAGCTCATACATCGCTAGTAAGAATAATAGTCTTAGTATTTCTTTAATCATTTCCCACACTCCCTTATATTTTCAAACAACTGACCTAATTTAATAATCGCATCCCTTTTAACTTGCGCCTCGTACTTCTCTTTTGCTTCTTCTTTATTCTCTGCCTCAACAACTGTAAACGTCTGATTATCTCTAGCCACAGTAATATGTTCATGTGGTAGTCCTGTTGAATCTTTGAATGTTGTTACTAAGTATTGTGTCACTTCTTATCACTCCTTTGAATGATTCTAAGTTTTTCTACGAATAAAAGTATTAGTACAACACTCAATGTAGCCAACATATTTTTTTGCTTTGCAAAATCTACTATAACGATTAAGACTAATAACATTCCAATTCTGCATGTAAATAAATCTAATTCTTTGTACAAAACCATATATCTGTTGAGTAAATTGTTAAATATTACTATGAATACAAGTATTGGAACTAATGTAATGATGTAACTCACTTTCCCAAAACCTCCTTGACTCGATCTAAGATGTCTTTACACTCCGCTACTTCCGAAGCCTTTTGCTCCACGTTCTGAAACACTCTCGAATTCCTCCACTTGCTTTAGTTCCGGTGTCCATATAGGCACGATAACCAATTGAGCTAGTTTGTCGCCTTTGTTGATTTTATATACCTTTCTAGCGCCTTCTCCTTCGTTTATATAATTACCTTTTATATCTAAAGTATTTACTAGTTTGTCGTCTAAATCTTCGTATAATGATGTTATGCCGTCATGCTCCATATCATTCTTGATATTAATCCCTAAATTGCCATGATATCCCGCGTCTATCTTGCCTGTTTCAATCACTAAATACGTTTTACTACTTACACCACTACGACTAGTTAATAGTCCGACATAGCCCTCTGGTATACTCACAGCTACATCTGTTTTAATCACTGCCTTTTCTTGTGGCTCGAGTACGACGGTTTCAGCTGAGAATATGTCATAACCTGCATCCGTCTTATGATTTCGTTCGGGCATTCTAGCGTCTTTTGATAATAGTTTCACTTGTAATGTGTTAGTCATTTTCCTGCGCCTCCTCATATTTATAGACCACTTGACTCGTCATAATCCCTACTGCTTCATCAAGATAAATATCTTCTTTGAGTGCATCTTGCATAGCATTAGGTAAACTCTCAAGTATTTCATCAAACGCTCGCGCTTTCTTATACACGTCCTCAATCTCTTTTAGCAATCCCTCTGTGTCATTACCGTTATACGCACTAGTACTTATAACGGACTGTTCGATTTGTTCGCGGTTATTCATTTGTGTCATCCTCCATTTGCCCTAAAAATTCGTAGAACTCATTTGTTCCGTCTAGTTCTTCCATTCGCGACAGTATAATATCTGCAGTGCTTTTACCTCCTATATAGAGAGCTCCTATCCTGTTCGCTTTGCTCTCAGGGTGTAGTTCTCTAATTTTAAAACAGTAATGTTCGTATCTTCCAAGCAATTCATTTTTGACTGTGCGCCACATGTTCTCCAGCTCTTCGTTACGCTCTCTTAACTTAGCTATATCCCCAATAAGCTCGTCACGTTGCTTCTTGTACTCATCACGTTGTTTTCTCATCTTCTTCAACCTAGCTTCCATTACGCCTATTTGGAATCCTGTTTCATAGTTCACTTTCATAACCTCCTCTAAAATAAAGTTAGTTGCTTCTGTTCCTCATATTCCAAATCCTGTTGCTTTATATATGTTTCAAGCTCTTCAGCTGTATCAAATGTCTTTTTCACGCCTTGCCAGCCTGGTACGATATGCCCGTGAAAGTAATAAGTGCCGTTTACTACATGGATATGTGCCACTCGTTCGTTATCCTGATACAGATATCTCTTAGAGCCGAAAAATCGGCTTAAGTATTCTTTGCGTGCGCTATCTGTCATGGTCTACTTCTTAACTTTCACGAATATGTCGTTTTCCATCAGGTAGCACGCATAACGTCCTCTTGAATGTTTCTGAGGAACATTAAACAAATGTGGCTTCTTTCTTCTTAGCTCAGCTTCTTTACGTGGTTGCCTAGCCATTTCACGCTCTTTGCTCTCTCGCTCCATGATTTTGGATAACACGATTTCTTTATACTCAGCTAGGCGCATGCCATAAGGTGCGTTTAAAGCTTCTAACAACGCCCAGCCACCTCGTACTCTTTTTGCAACCATTCCTGGAGTTAAACCATTCTTTTTTATCAATTCATTTTCATGTTCGGTAAATTTATATGGTTTACCGTTAATCTTTACGATACTCATTTATTCCACCTCTATATATGCATGTCTTATTTTTATGTCGTCATACTTCAATAACTCATCTGGATTTTTATCTAAACGCTCTGCTAGCATATCTTTTTCATCATCCACATCATCGAAATGATGATATTCAACTTCTGTAGGTATTCTTATATCAATCGTTGCATTTATATATGCTTGTTGTTGCATTAAATCACTTCATTTCTCTTTTTCTTTTACGTCTGACTTTCACTAAGTCCTCATATACCATCCATTCTTGACCTGTGTATTTAGGCGCTTTACATATCCATGTTAAATTCACATCTCTATACTGATATCTGAATATCTTCGCTTTGATGTTGGCAACTTCGGTCGCCTTACCTTTAACGTCTACAACTTCAACCAGTTTCCCTTCCTTCCACAAAGAGAAATCGGCTATATACGTAATCGGTCTTTGCTTCCCAAATTTAGGTTGTAATTCGAATTTCGGTTGTAGTTCGATACGATCATAGTTAGCGCCATTCATATTACTTTCTAAATATTGGTAATATTCACATTCCACTTTGCTATCAAATACAATTCCTTTGTACTCAACTTTCTTAGCGTTGTATTTACTCATTGTGCCACCTCTAAATATCAAATATCGTTGCTTGTAATCCTAGCTCTTGCTCATATAGAAGCCCGTGAGCGCCTTTGAATCGTTTTAGGTCACTATCAGTCATAATTTTCTTTTCGTCGCTGAAATGGGCTCTTGTGAGCGAATAAACTTCATTTACGTTGTCTTTATACTTGATGACCTTAATATCTTCTGTGCCATCTTCTCGGTATAAGTAATATTTTTCTTTCGGCATTTTTAACACTCCTTAATATTCGACGATAGCGGGGCGTGTATGACGTTCTGCAAGTTTTTGGATAAATAGGTCGTACAACCTATTTTCATCGCCCTGCGCCTCGTCTATGAGTTTCTGAGCGTACATATCTGAACACTCAAGTTTAGTTTTTAAAAATTCTTTGGTAATCATAGTTTTAAACCTCTAGTTCTGTAATCTTGACCGTCCATCTTGATTAGTGTTGTATTGCTCATGATTCTGCTGAATATACGTTGTAAGTCTTTGTTTTTTGTCATTTCTTTCTCATCTAAGTTAGTAGTAAAGATGTTGTGTTTGCCTATCCTACTTTCAATAAGCTCGAACATCTTGCTAGTAGCGAATTCATTCATGTTGATACCGTAGTCATCGAATACCATTAAATCGACATCACTTATAATTTGAGCCAATTCCTGTTCGGTCATAGCAGTTTGGTTGTTATAAGTATTTTTTATCGTTGATATCAATTGAGGTACGTTCATATATAGCACTGTGTAACCTTTAGCTTTAACTGATTTAACAATGCTCATTGATAGGTGTGATTTACCTGTACCGAATGAGCCTTGAATTAGTAGCGATTGTTTATTGTCTAACGTGAAATTGTTTGCATAACGTTCGCATAAGTTTTTTGCATACTCTAGTTGGTTGTTAGTTGGATTGTAATTATCAAACGTTGCTTTCGTTAGATCTTCGTTCATTATCGATTGCTTGAATATACGTTCTGCTTTTCTCCGCCTGTTTCTCTTGTGATAGTTTTCAGTTGATTGTTTGGCATACTCTATCATTTCGCAGTCACAACCATGTTTGAATTCTGAACCGTCATCAAATTTGTAATAGTCGTACTTACGTCCACAGTTCTCGCATTTCAAATCAAACGCTTGTTCAATGATTTGTTTCTTCAAAGTTGGTTTCTTTGCTAAGTTCTGGAATGACTCCACTTTCTCACTCCTTTAAAACGGTAAATTTTCTATACTTGATTGTGATGCACGCTGAAACGCATCTACATATTGATTGTTTACTTCTTCTTTAATCTCTTCGCTATAATCATTCATATAGCTTTCGTTAGTTAAAAACGTTTTAGGGTACTTTTGATATTGTTTGTCTGTAATAGTTTTTAAATATTCTCTAGTACCTTGCATGATTTGTTCAAAAGAATGTTTCTTTAAGCATGATTTGAATTTAGTGGAAGACATCTTCTTATCTTTCTTCTTGTCATAAAGTTTCCACCATTCCTCAAATTGCTCATGCGTAACGTCAGTTGCGCTATTATTATTAATACTTGTATTATTTAATCTTGTAATATTAATACTTGTATTATTCTCTTGGAAGTTTCTTTCTATAGGGGTATGGAAATTATTTTCTACACCCCTATAGAAATTATTTTCTATAGGTATAGAAGATTGCGTCATGGGGTATAACCTTCTTTGTTTAACTTCACTCCCTTTATAATCAAGCTCAATTTTTAAATAACCATTTTCTTTTAAGTTGTTTATCCTGGCTGATATAGTTCTTTTCGTTACTTCATACAATTTGGAAAAGTAACCATTACTTGCTGTGCAATATCCGTACTTGTTACTTAAAGACGTTATTTCTGCAAAAAGTAGTTTTTCACTGTCGGTAAGTCGGTTATCGTATCTGACATTTGCCGTTATTATTGAGTAGTAACTTGGTTGATCAGTCATTGTTCTCTCCTTTCAGCATTTTGTTGAGCCTCTCATCAACTTTTATCCACGAGTCATGCAATTGATATTTATCATCAAATGACTTAACACCAATCGCATGTTGCTGGTTATGATGTTCGCGACATAACGCTAATACATGTTTGTCGTAGTGATTCATCTTGTTTCTGTTCATGCCTCTGCCGACTGCTTCATAATGCGCTAGGTCAGCGTGAGGCTTTCCGCATATTACACAGTTGCGGTTAACAGTTGACCAGTATAAGAATGATTTATCTTGTTTCAGTAGATTACTCGTTTTGTAGCTAAGTGGTATGTCGTTGTAGAACGTCCAGTCAAGCGTTTCTTCAATGATTTGACTCGCTTGTGTTCTCGTACAATTACTAAGCGAAATGCGTTCATCATAGCCGTAGTACGTTCTTACAAATTCGATGAACATATGTCGCATATAGTCCATTGGTTGACCTGTATGTTCTTCTATGTCTTTGACAAGCGCGAATATTTTTCGTCGTTGCTTGCCGGTAATTCGAAACGGATCTATGACGCTTACATCGACTTCTACATCAAAACCGTTATCAAGTAGTAATGTTTCTTTATTGCCTAATTCGACACCCGAGATGACAACTGTTGTTGTACCGTCATCTTGAGTGATATAACTAGTAATTATTGGCATCTAATCATTCCAATCAGAATGGGAGGTCATCATCAGTAATGGCGGTGGTATTATCAAAAGGATTATTACCAGTTTGAGTTTGTCTGTTTTGTTGTTGGTTGTTAGATTGACCGTTATTTTTACGTTCAATGAAAGTTATATTGTTTACTGCGATGTCTGTAGTAAAAACTTTCTGCCCTTGATTATTTTCATAACTACCGGTTTGTAATGAACCAGTAACGCCAATTTTATTACCTTTATTAAAGTTATTAGCGATGATTTCAGCAGTCTTACCAAATGCAACACAACGAATGAAGTCTGTTTCATATTCATTCGTTTGTTTATTTTTGAATAATCTCTGTACTGCAATTACAAAGTTAACTACGTTGTTGTTTTGACCTTTTAACTCTGGATCTGCCACTAGGTTCCCAATTAAATTTACTGTGTTCATTATTCAATTCCTCCAAGCCATTTTTTTATCTGTTGTCTGGTTACATTGATTTGGTTTTTGTTCAGTGCTTCGACGTCCATTTTTTCTAATTTGTTAATTTGTTCCTTGTGTTTTTCCGCGAATCCACTTTCTTTAGCTATGGCTATAAAACCATTAGCTTCTTTAGTTAGCATGTCTTTAAGTTCTTGACTTACTGCTGAATATTTATCTTGTTTTTGTTTTGCGTCTGCGTCATCTTCATCAGTTGGGATGTTAAAGAACTTCATTAAGAAATAGCGTTCAGCATAAGTTAACGCTGTTCCATGTGCTTGTGAAATATCATTTTGTTGACCGTAAGCATGATAACTAACTTCATACTGTTCTTCTGGTTTATCGCCATTAATCCATGTATAATTCAAATCCATTTCAACTATGAATTCTGTCACTTCTTGACCTTTTTTGTTTTTAAAAGTATGTGTCGTCCAATTTTCATTTGACGTATTAGGGACTAACAATAAATTATGTTCAATCATCTTTTCTCTTATTCTGTGTAATATTTGAGATCCTGAAACATACGAAAAGTTATATCCCTTAGTATCTTTTGTGAATCCCGCAATATTCGCTTTAACATCTGCTATTTTTTGGTATAAATTAAGTTGTTCAGTCATCTATTCTCCCACCTTTACCGTGTATGACGTTGGTTTCTCAACGATGCTAGCACCCTCTAAAACTTCGCCGTTTGCGTCAATCAAAGTGCCGTTTTCAGTTACATTGAAATCTTTCTTAATGTCTGATTGGCTAAGTTTTTTAGTTACTTTTACATAGTTGTCAAAACCTCGTTGCTCAAGTTGTTTAATGACTTCTTGCTCATTGCTAACTTGAATGACTTTTGAACCTTTTCTGGCTGTCACTTTTCCGTAAGGTGTGTTCAACTTGAATTTGCTATCTTGTTCTTTTTGTGTTCTGAAATATTCAATTACAAGACTTTGTAAATATTCTTTGCCACTCTGTAATTTTTCTACTTCTTTATCTTTCCATTCGCTTATACGTTCAATTTCTTTATTTGCTAACTCGTTGATTTCGTTCTCTTTAGTTGTGATTGCATCCAGTTTCTTAAAAACCCAGTTAGCACTGTCTAGATCAGTTACTTTGAATCGGTCGTCTTGTTCGAATGTTTCTAATTCTCTCTCTTGTAATTCATTCACTTTTCATGCCTCCTACCATTTCATGACTAAGTTAATTAGTCTGTCCTGCTCGTCTGTGTTCTCTTCAATCCATTCATAAATAGATTGATTTAATATGTCTAATGCTGTGTATAGATCATTCTCATCTGTTATATTTATACCGTCGATAAATCTATCTTCTAAATCTAAGACATTCACTAGAATGCTGTAATCTTGTTTCTTAACTGCTAATTTAAAATCGAATCCGTCTACATTAATTACTTTTTGACATACATCGCCAATTTTGTAGTACATTGTTGACACTTCCTTTATTTCGTTTTATATTGAATATGCATTAATTTTCTAATTGTTTAGACTGTTACTCATTGCCGTGAGTAACAGTTTTTTTATTCTTCATAAAAGTATTCCTTATAAAATATGAATGTTGCGATACTTGCAAATCCCGCAATCGACCATGCAGTGGTGAAGTATAGAAACGGCATAAGTACAATTGCCAAGACTGTGAAGCATAATACTGCTAATAGGTAGCTTTTATAAATGTTGCTCATTTTATTCTCTCCTTATATATTTCATTGAAATGCTCATCGACGAATTTATTCATCTTTCTTGCGTTAAATCTCCAGCGATTAAAATTCTCATCTGGGTAATGCACAATTCCTTGCGCTCTTAGTTCTTTTTCAAATCTAGGATGAAATAGTAATCTGTCCTTGATAGTCTCATCAGATGCAATTTTTAATTTCTTCTTTAAGTCGCTCATGTTCCATACAGGGTCTAATGAGTAAGCTATTAACTCTTCATATTCATCTTTTGTGATAAGCACGTGTGTTTCAGGTATTGGAACGGTTACGTTTAATACATGTGGCATTTCTATCATTCCTTTCGTGTATAATGTTGTTATTTGCTAATAGTTTGTTCGGCGAACTTCAAAAGGCGACGAGCAGATTCAGTAGAATTTTCAGCATCTTTCGGTATGGTTAAAGATTTGTTGTTTAGATAGTCACTCAACGCCCTGCTACTAATCACAGGTTTTCTAGTGTGCTTCTCAATCTTCCAAACCTTCCACGTCACAACTGCCATTGTGATGAGGAGGGTTGTTTTATACAATTTGTTCACTGTGAATCCTCCTTAAAAAACAAACTTCTAAATCCTGATTTTTCATATCTACCGGGTCTGCCTTTTTCACTCTTTGCATAATGCTCTATGTTTATGTCGTAACCACCTTCGTAATTTCCGTTTCTAGTTACCCATAAAAATTTAACTACTCGTTTGCTCTTCAGCTCTCCACCTTTATAAATGACTAATGGAACGCTGTTTTCATCTTTCACTTTGATGACAATTAGATCTTTGTGTCTGATATTTTTGTTGAACTTTTTTAAAATCTCCCTCATCTCATGAATTTTTTTCAATATTAATTTCATTACTTTTTGAATGTTCATTTGTTACATCTCTTTTCGTGTATAATTTAGTTATCAACCTAAAGAGGTGATGTGTGTGAATATCTCAACTTTTTTAGTACTACATAAAGCCTGTAGCAAAGAAAAAATAAAACTATCTGATCAGCATAAAGACTTTGAATACATGCTTCGCAAAGAATGGATTACTCAAGTTGAGAACGACCTCGAAATTTCTGAAGATTCTTCATTCTCGATTCTGTATATGAAATACAGTGGTTACGTGTCTATAACATCTAAAGGTAAAGATGTTTATTTTTCCGCGCGTAACAGTTGGATTAGATGGATTCTTGGTACAATCATCAGTATTTCTATAGCAATTGCATCACTAGTAATAAAAGCGTTACTAGAATGCTAGTTGCACAAATCAAAGCTACGCATGGGATTAAATCTACTATCCAAACCCTTTTTTGATTAGGCTCATTTAAATATTTATACATATTAAATAGCTTTTCTAACTCGTCATTACTGATGATAGATGTTGAATTTTCTTTATGTTTAAGTGTTTTAAGAATTAGTAGTTCTAACTTTTCTTTGATTGGTTCACTCATTTGTTACATCTCCTTTCGTGTATAATATTGTTATCTCCTACAGAGAGGAGGTAAGGAATCTATATAAAACCTGTTATCATAGAATCGCGGACAGAACACCGAAAATCAGAGCCACAAGCGACAGAGTTAACATCAGTAAATAAGGTAAGTGCTCTTTCCAACCCCAAGGATGGTTTTTTAAAGAAGTTTTTATATCATTTAAAATCTTAAACATTTGAAATCCTCCTTTTTCGTCACTCTTTAATTGGAGTGGCGTTGATTTTTTTGTCTAACTTTTTCAATGCTAATTTGTAAATAACTGAAGCATGTTCGGTTTTAAAATGAGATTCAGCAATAATTTTCAATGTTTCTAATTTATTTCTTGCATCACCGTATGTGGTACTTTCTGATAGAACACCTTCTAAAATTTGTTGAACTCGATAATCTAAAAGTTTTAAGTCTTTATTGATGCATTGTTCGACACACTCTTCTTTGGTTAATGTGATTTGTTCCATAGTGTTCTCCTATTAAGATGTTTGTTTTTCTCCTAAAAACTTATTAACAAAGTATTGTTGTCCTTTGCCTGTTACTTTTGGCGTCTTACTAATTGATGTGTGACCGTCCGAATGTGTGATTGATGTTTCTTTAATTTCGAATAACTCACGTTCCATTGAATACTGTGTAGGCATGTTATAATCCACACCCTTGCGTTTAATAAGGAATCCGTTTTGACGTAACCACTCAAACAATCTGCGTTGCCCGATGTTTATACCGTTTTGTTTAATGATCTTTGCTAACTCTCCAACTAAAATTGATGTCTTAGTAGTAGCTACTGCATCTGCAAATACAATTTTTGGTTTATCACGTTCAATCTTTGTTTCTAATTGATTGATTGTGTTGTTAGCAATTTTTAAAGCACGTTGCATAATCATTTCTGGACTGTTCCATGCTTTCTCTACTTGGATGAAATACTCTCTAAAATCAAAACCTTTTTCTGTACCTGACATCATCGCAACATGTTTAGCTACATCAAGTGTTAAAGCATAATCTTCTAGTTGTCTTACAGCTCCGTTATTAACAACCGTACTTGTAAGTACACTTGTAAAATCCCTATTTTCTTTGAAATGCTTCAAGTTAATTTCTGCCCAAGCGCTAAAACGCTTTTTAACTTCCAAAGCTTTATATAACTCTCTTGCACTTATTGCGATTTCTCCATTTTCTTTTTCTTGTATGTTGAACATTTCGCCGATGTTCGATTTTGTTTTTAATGCTTGCATATTGTTTATGCTCCTTTCGTGTATAATGTTGTTATCAACCTAAGGAGGTGATAAGTATGAAACTTCTAGTTACTTTAAAGGATGGTTCAAAAAAACATGTTTCGGATTTAAAGAAAATTGTTTTTCCAGGATATGAAGGAATTGAAACTGTTACAAAAGAGGAAATCGAAACATTTTTTCTAGACCCTACTAAAACTTATGTGTTTGTTGGATCTCAAACTCTAAGTGTGGAGGCAGGGCAAATCCTTACCGTTGAATTTAGCTAACCTTTTTCAACAACTCTGCAACTGCTCGCAACAGTTCAGGGTTGTTGTTTCTTTCTAAACAGTAACTAGCATGCTTGAGTAATTTGAGTTTTAATTTATTTTTTTCTTTCGCAATTCTAAATTTTTGTAACATTTGTTGTTCCTCCTTTATTCGAAATCATCGATAGTTAATTCTGAAACTCTCTTTTCATAGATGTATAAATAATAGTTTTTGATTTCTCGATAAACTTTTGCTGCTAGGTTGTATTCACTTTCACTCAAGTCTGAATTAAGTGTCACTCCAAAAATTGATAATGTTAATTTTCTAATATGGTCATGAACATCTTGTACATAAGCTTTTTGATGAATTGATTCGAAGCCATGCTGATACTTTTTTAGCGGAATCGGATGATTGAGCTTCCTCAATCTTCCTAGCGACAAATCTTTTGCGAAATTGAGTTTTTTATTGATTTCTTCTAAATCGTCATTATTGATTCTTACTTTACTGAAAATTGAACCTGAACTGATTGGTTTCTTGCCATTTATAGCCTCTCTAACTTCTTTTGCTATAATTTCTTTCAACTCTTCTTTGGTTAATGTGATTTGTTCCATAGTTTCCTCCTGTTACGACATTTGTACAGGTTTCTGTACATTTTGTTCAAAAAAATATCTACCTACTTTTGTTGGTGGGATTTCTAATAATTCACAGATTCGTTTTATTTCCCATTGTGTAAATAAATTTTTTCCTTGCAACTTGTGATTAATAGATGTCCTTGAAATAGGGATTGCGTTCGCTAAAGAGCTTTGGCTATATCTATACTCTGCCATTCTTTCGTACAGCAAACTATAATCGAAATTGTATATCATAAACTCACCTCCCTTCTTGTTCGGTTTTCTGTACAAATCAATTAAAACACCTTTGTTTAAATAAGTCAACACATAAAATACATTTTTCTGTACAATATTTGTTAAAAATTATTGATAATCGTCATTGTACGTAGTATTATGTTCTTAGGAGGTGTTCAGAAATATGAACAGTTTTAAGGATAGATTAAAGCAAATTATGTCTGAACGGAAGATATCTCAATCAGAGCTATCAAGAAGGACTGGTATTGGTAGAAACTCAATTAGCGATTATTTAAACGGAAAATATGAAGCGAAACAAGACAAAGTCTTTGAACTAGCAAAGGCTTTAAACGTTAACGAAGCGTGGCTTATGGGGTTTGATATTTCTAAGAATAGAAAAATTGAAAATAACGACATCACTTCCATATACAGTAAACTCACGCCTCCAAGACAAAGCAATGTACTAAAATATGCGACTAATCAATTAGAAGAACAAAATAATGACAGTGATAATCTGGTAGATTTCAATTCTTACATTCAAGAAAAATCCGAAGTGGATATATATGGTTGTGCGTCAGCTGGTATTGGCGAAAGATTATATAACGAGCCTATTTCAAAAGAATTCGTAAGAGGTTATGTCCCCGCACATGATATAGCTTTAAAAGTAAATGGAGACTCAATGGAGCCGTTATTTAAAAACGGACAAATTATATTCATTGAAAAATCTCACACTATCAAAGATGGACAAATAGGCGTCTTTATTATAAATGGAGATGCTTACGTAAAGAAAGTTTATGTAGAAGATAATAGATTAACGTTGGTTTCTTTAAATAAAAAGTATAAAGATTTATATTTTTATGATAACGAAAGTGTGAGGTTAGTTGGAAAAGTTATTTTATAGGAGGTAGTAAAATGAAACCTAGAAAGCAAGATGAAAAAATATTATCAGATCAATACAGTTACTTTGAACCAATAATCAGCGACAGTTGCGACATAAAATTCGACGAAAACAAGAGGAGAATGGGTTCTATATTCATTTCACATGAAGAGATTTGTTTTATAAGGAAAGAAGAAGATTATATATTCAAAATCTCATTATCAGAGGTGATAGATTATAACACTGTTGTTACTATTTGGAAAAACCAAGCTTTTTTAACATTAAACGATAATAGAAAATTAACAGTTTATTTCGTAACAAACTCTCCTTTAACAGGATTCATCTCAATTTTAAAAACTTATATGCAATTATCTAAGAATAAGGAAACAATTATCTCGAATGATTGTCTACCTATTAATGATGATGAACAAACTAAAGTTGAAATTTTCGACGTCGTAGGATTAAATTATGAAGGTCGTAGAAAAGAATTAAAGAAACTTATCAAGAAAATGAAAAATAACGACGATTTCTTTTTCTTATATAGTGATTTGAAAGGAAATGAACTTAAAGAAGAATTACTTTATGAAGACAAGGTGTATGAAATTCCTGATTACGAGGTTATTCCTGGTGTATTCTTACAAAAAGAACCGGATAATCCTTATGATGAAAACGCGATAAAAGTTATGATTTCAAATGAATACTCTGAATTTCACGTTGGATATGTACCTAGAGAGTATGCTTCAAGATTAGTCAATCATATGGACAACATCGTTTCTTGTAACGCATATATTAATGGTGGTAAGTATAAAACTTTAGATTATTTAGAAGAGAAAATCGTTACTAAAGAATCAGACTATGGATTACGAGTACATTTAGAATACAAAGTTTGAGATAGGTAAAGATTGTATTTTTATAAGTAATTACTATAAATAATAGAAAATTCATTTCACAGGAGGGTTTAACATGGATTTTAAAGAAGTTGACATTAACATTGAAGAGTGGGAAATGGTTGAAATCCCCTTTTATACAGAAGAAGAACTGACTTATAGATTGAACAATGGTTTACCTATAACTAAAAGTGAACTTGAAGAACAGGAGTCGAAAAAATGAGTACTTATAAAGAAATTGAACACTTACACATCAATACTGGTGGTAAAGAGCTTACTCAAGAGCAAATAGAAGAGGCTAAA